CCCTCCAAGTCGTCAAATCCCTTTAAACTTCCACAAGGAACTATGTGATCAATATGTACATCAGTACGTTTGAACCAACCTTTACATTCTGCACACTGGTATTCAGTTTTTAGTCTTGGGTTTTGAGAAGGTCTTGAAGCCTTTGTAAGTGCGACTGTCATAGGGACCCAAAATTTAAACGCATTCCGGATCGAACTCCGGAGCTTGCTCCAGTATTCCGCTTCTGACCATTTCCCACCATTCCTATTTCTAACAACACTAGCCCTTTTAACAACTTTCTTTTTTATTACTCTCTTTGCCATATTTAGAAAAATAATGAATTATAGATTGCCACTTTTGTGGTTAAACTCATTCCACTAGAAGACTCTTCCGCCTCAGTGGTTGAACTTTGGTATGGATTCCAAACACTCTCTTGATATCCATCAGGTTTTGGTCCGAAAAGAACTTTGCATGGATTAGGTACATATGCAGCACTATTACCTAGTAGATGTATTTTATATGCGTCGCTCATTAGCACTTTGAATTATTAATTAAATCTTTTAGTTGTTGCCTTTTTTCAGACTTAGTCTTTTTATGGTTCCATGTTTCTATAGCCTCATCACTCCACCTACTAAAATCTTCACAAGTAAAATCTATGCATTCATTTATGCCCATGTATTCTTCTAATAAAATATTTTTTACTTTATAAAGCCAATAAACCTTATAGTCAAAAACAGTTAGCCTGATGCTGCCATATAAATTCTCCTCTTTTATTTCAATATTCTTCTCGAATCCATCTTTGTCAATTCTTGTATGTCTTATCATAGTTAAAAATTTGATCTAATTTGTACATCTAAGATAGCTACTAAGTCTGGGTTATCTTTTAACATTGCTATTGCATTAGCTTCACCTTGTCCTAAGGAAGTTTCTTCGTAACTAAACCAAGCACCACCTCTTTTAATATATCCAAACTTCTGTCCTAAATCAAAAATTTCATGCACATAATCAACACCTTCTCCGTAGTTAATTACATATGAAGCCTCTAAGAAAGGTCTAGATGTTTTATTTTTTGTACACTTAGCTTTTACTAAATTTCCTGAAATGTCTCCAGCACCATCTTGTTGTTTTGTAGATTGGTTAACTTCTATCTTTATAGAAGGATAAAACTTCACACTTTCGCCTCCAGGTTCTGTAATTGGAGAGCCGTAAGCTATACCCATCTTCATTCTTTGTTGGTTTATAAACAAACCTATTGTGTTGCTTTTCTTTAAGGTTTGGCAGATTTTTGGGAATGTTACAGAGTTAAGTTTTGCCTTAATACCCATAGTGTGGTCTCCTACATCTCCTTCCAACTCTTTTCTTGTTTGAGCTGCTGCAATACTGTCGAATATCACTAAATCTATCTTACCTGTTTCAACTAAATCAATTAAAATTTGATAACCATCCTCTATACAATTTGGTTGTGCAACAATTAATTCACCCATGTCAACACCTATAGATGAGGCGTAGGTAGAATCTAGACAGTATTCTGAATCAATATATGCACATTTTCCACCAAGTCTCTGTACCTCCTTAATTGCATGTAAGCATAGTGTAGACTTACCTGATGAAAATCCCCCTGAGATATAGTGCATCAACCCTTTCACATATCCACCACCAATAATATAATCAATACTTAAGGACCCTGAACTAACTCTTTCCTTTTCTTCACCTTGGAAATTCTTATACTCATAGACTGATCCAGCACCCATTGCTTTATTAAGCTTGTCTAGTGCTTCTTGTAACACATCTTTTTTAACCACTTCTTCTTTCTTTTCTTTTGCCATTTTTATTTGATTTTATTTAAAAACTCGTTACATACTCTCTCAACTTCTACTCTATCTTTTCTAGCTATAATGTGCTTTTTTATATTGTGTTTATAATACACATATCCTACGAAAGCTTTTTTATCCCTATTATAATATATTGAGATCTTTGGGTATTTTACTGTTAGCTTCCTTACATTAGGAGGTGGAAGTTTTCCAAATAAGTTTATATATTTCAATGCTTTTTGGTAAGCTTCAGCGGCTTCCTCTTCAGTAATAAATACTCCAAGGTGCCTACCTTTTTTATTTAGTGTAATTACTGCACTCCACTTAGTTGAGGTTGTATGACTTCGGTGAACTCCTATATATTTTGATGCTTTTTTCTTAGATAGGACGTGCTTTACACTGTTCTCTCTAGGTGTCAACCACTGTAAGTTTTTATAGTGATTATCCTTTCCATTACCTTCCTTTTTGTGATCTACTTGTGTTTTATTAATAGGGTCATCATTGGGTACAAAATATTGTGCAACTAATACATGAACAGGACATTTTCTTCTTTTATCCTGTTTTACAAGATTAACTCTTAAGTACCTATCGCTCGAATCTGGTTTTAAGGTTCTCCCTTTTACAAAACTTGTATATCCCAAAGAGTTAACTATAACTCTGTCTAGGCTACGTACATTTCCATAATCACTTATCTCATAGTAACCTTCAAATCCCTCAATAGAGGCCCACCTTTCTTCTTCAGTACTCACTTTCATCTGTAATTGACCCATCAGGATAAACAATCATTCCATCAAATGCATAAATTCCTCCATCATCTCTGACACTCTCTAGTGTGTGGTAGAAAGCATCAAACTTTTCATCAACTGTATCTTCTGTGTATATTATTCCTAAATAAGTGATAGGATATAGTGGTAATTCATATATTTCTTTTTGCCTTATTGCCATAATTTATATTTTCAGTAAAGATAGGAAGTTTATTACTAATAAACAAGATTTCCCTTAATATTTTTCGACTTAAATATAAGATTCATTATTCCAAGTACTTCGCCTAAATCTTCTTTTTTACAAATAACTGAGTCATGTTTTGTAAGGCAACCTAAACTTAAAGAGGAAAGTTGCCTAAGAATATTATCTATAAATAGATCAGATTCTATTTTTTGTAAGGAGATTGAGAAATTCTTATGCCCATTTTTAATTTTAAATGTATCTATATAATTCATTACTTCTGGAAATTCCACTCGCATTCTTGACAAATCCTCAGATTTATTCTTATGAGATGAGAATAGTAATTCAAAGGTAGTCTGTTTTGCTCGCTTTCTACTAGTTAGGTTTAGCTTAGATTGTACAAGTTCATACAAAACACCTCTTGCCGCTGCGTCTTTAAATTCTAATGTAGTTGGGTGAACTAAATCAGATGGAAGAGTGCTTGCAAGTAAGGCAAACTGAGAGTTTCCTAAATCTATCTGACTTAAATTATTTAATTCCATTATAACATCCAATATAGGACTTGCAAGGTTAGTTAAATTTGTATCTAATCTGTTATTTGTAGTATTTCTAGAAACGGTCCAATATTTTTTTACAAGCCTAGTTATAGCATCTTCGTGAGATATTTGAGTCATCAACTTCTTTCTAGCAATAAACTCTTCAGGGGTCATTATATAAAAAGCTTTCTTATCCTGAATAAGTTCTTTACCATTTAACCTGGCTAACTCAAGGGCATCTTCTTTAGTAATCCATCTGTTTTTTATTTCAGCTCCTACAAACATCCTAACTTGAAACTTTTGCTCGCTGATTTGAGTTCGGGTTTTAAAGTCTTCAATTGATATGTCATCTATACATTTTTGAGATGCTATTCGGACAAGATTTTCATCAATTTTTAAGGTATTTAACTCCTTTTTTGCCTCCCTTATAATATCCTCAGTATCAGGACTTAATTTAGTAGATATTCTCTTACATGAGATACTAACCAATTTTATCTTGTTCTTTACTCCTTTATTTATACTAATATTATCTATAGGAAAATACTTATTATTTAAGGCATAACTTTTACTTATAGATTTACTCTGATTGTAGTAATCATCTCTTATTACAATTTTAGCCGAATCTAGTAGATTTGTATATCTAGCGTAATTAGATGATAAGAAAGTTGATAAGTAGTTTTTAGGTAACATTACAGGAAATGAAAAATCTCCACCTTGCTGGAAGGCTTTCTTTTTAAGAATACCTACAAAGTGTATAATTTTTTCATATTGCATCTTAGATAATTTAAGTGCTAATATATCGTTATTTAATTCTTCGGGAATTGTGTATAGCTTATACACGTACTTACTAGGTACTCTTTTCTTTTTGACCATTATATTTAATTTTTCTATTATTTGACCGTACTATTAAAAAATACCGGGGGATGGCAAATAGTTGGTCAAAACAAAATCCTCCCCCCGGAATACGATACACGTATTAATGCTGCAAATATAATAATTTTTTGTTTACTATCAAAATATATTATGGATTACCTAATTCCCCAACAAAGCATCCCACTAATCATCCTTTCAATAGCAAATTTTGCTAAGACAGGTGGAAAGTTACCTCCATCAGAATGAAACTGAAAGAAGTCAAAAGTAACTGCTTCAAACAATTCCTGATTTTTGTCGTAATATTCTTCTGTGACAATACTCTCAGAAATCTCATTCCAAGTTGCGTGAAAATAATCTGCATAATCCATATGCAAATATACAAAAACTAAACTTAACTACAAATAATATTATGTTAATTTTTGTTAATTAATTTGGAAATACTCAATAAAAACGCTACATTTGTAAAAAAATTATAAAGCCTTGAGTACTACTGTTAGTTTAGAATCAAAAAGTCAAGCAGAGTTAATTTCTATAATTAAGAATTTATCTTCTGTGGGGATTTACCAAATCGGCATCAAGTCGAAGAATGAATTTGAGGTGTTACAAAATCTTGTCACTGTTTATTCTTGTTACAAAACTATTTCGGGAGAGAAACCTAAAATGTTACGCCCCAAGCTAGTCTTACTTTTATCCATCTATATCAAATACGGGTACAATAAAGAAAGTAAGAATCGTGCTTGTGCCATGCTAGATTTAAAAAAGATATACCTTAATTGCCTCAACTCAGAATTAAGAGAAGGGGGATTCCTTATTAAGGGTACAATGAATGTAAGAGATTCTTATTTAAATCCTGAATTGGAACAACTTTCACAATATTATAAAACAAATGGGAACAATCCTACTCGTATGATGTTTTCGTTGACAGCTGGAAATGAGTAAAGTACGTAATTTAATCACTTATGAGAAAGATTTAATTGCTCACGTAATGAAGGAATTAGATCTTACAGAGGACCAAGTAAAAGGTGTGTATACGTATATCACCAAAAGAATTAAGGAACTTGCAAATGATCCAACAGTTTATGCCATCTCTATAAAACATATTGGGACAATGTATCAAAAGACAGGACCTTTAAGAAGAAAAGTAGGGCAGATTAAAGCTGTTATGAAAACAGATACACCTACAACAAAAAAGTTAGAAGAGCGTATAGAGGATATACACGAGAAGTCTGCATACTTAGGTTACACTTACCATAGAGCAAGAACTATTATATCGGGTTATGGCTATACCAATAAGAATAGTAGACGACAATTAGAGGAAAATCAAAACACTGGTTGGGGAGCCACCTCAAGATAAAACAAAATATAATGGGAATAAAAAAGATTAAAACTATTGCAAATGCATTCATAGCACCTTTACCAGTTGGGGAGGAGTGGTATGAGAAAAGAGTTACAACGTGTAATGATTGCGAGATGAACAGTAAAAACATTTCAAATCCAACACTCATGCAGCAAGTTGAAACAAAAGCTAAGTCTCTTGTGTGTGACGATGGAAACCATTGTACAGCTTGTGGATGTTGCGTATTAAGAAAGTGTGCAGTGAAGGCTTCCATTTGTGGAATGGTTGAGTTAGAAACTCCTAGAACTCCTAAGTGGAGAGCAATTGAAACAGAAAGTTTTGCAGGTATATCTTTAGAAGTTGTTGGGGGTGAATACTTTGCAACAGCAGGAGTAAAAGAGATATTATTTGACTTTGGAGCTTCTTCTGAAAACGTTGTGAAAGCCGAGTTCATATTAAAAAGTGTAAGTGACTTTACATTTTCTAAGACAACAGTTTCTTGTGGATGCACACACGTAGAAAAGGTAACACCAATAAATAAAAGAAATATCACCTTCAATGTTAGTATGAGTACGTTAGGATTCCGTACAGGACTTAATGAGAAACTTTTAACAGTGGAATATAGAACTGCCATGGGTGGTTATAAAACAGTAACCATCAGATTTAGATTAATAAAATTATGAATTATAGAGTAGTGATTGACGACAAAATGCAGGAATTTAAAGCACGTATTCCTGAATACACATTTGCACAAACAGTGTTTGCAGCATTAAAACAAATAGACAATTTTGTAGATTTCAAAAAGTCTGATTTACTAAGTATTTCAGATGAAGATTTCTATACGGCTATAGAGAATGCTTACAGAAAAGAGAATGACAAATTAATAAGATACAAGGACTGATGGGAGTTTTAGAAGAGTCAATTGTCAGTATGACAAAAGAATATTTAGCTGTTGCTAAAGTATTTGATAAGAAGTTGGTTGATATGGGTGAAAAGCACCAAGCAATGTCGGCCTATAAGAAAAGTAATCCTGGAGTGAAGTTTGAAGATATAAAAACAGAACTAACAGAACTTTTTGTAGGGCACCAAACAAGTGCTTTACTAATCAAAGATGTTGAAACATTAATCAGTAGATTAACTGTGTTACAAACATTAATTCAGTTAGGAAACATAGAGATGGAACTTGATGAAGATTCAGAGTTCATTTTAAACAATGTTTCAAAAGCTTTAAAGCTGTATTATACAATTAAGGATGGAGAACTTGAACCTTTACAAAAGGATGTCGTAGAAGCCTTTAATTCACGTACAACAGAAAAGCTTTTAAACGAAGACACATTAAAAAATCTTTTTGATAATTTATAACTGTGAATAAAGAAACAAGATCATTTATTTGGGGGCTAATAATAATTATATATTGTTCTGCCCGTATAAATCATATGCCTACACCTACAGTTTGGTATCAATGGTTAAATTTAGGCCTACTTATATACTTAATTTGGAGAGGTTTTGAACGCATTAGTAAATCCGTAGATTAAAGTATGAGCCAATTCCTAACCTCTAATGAGCTGTTAATCAACATTAAGAATCCTCCCAAATGGAATCCTAAAAAACATTATTTCGATCAAAGCATTGATGTATTGGATTTCTACTTAGAGGAAGGTAGGAAACTTAGAGAGGGCATAACTATTGGTGGGTATTTTATTCACCCTTGGCTATATTGGCACATTAATTATTTCAAGACACCTATTCCTCAAAAAAATGGTGAAGAGTTAATTATGAATCCTCCACTTGATGACAACATCTTATACACAATTGAGAGTTATCAAGAGGCAGAGCAGGCTAATAAAGGCCTAGCACTTTTTGGGACTCGTGGTTTTAGTAAGTCTAGTCAGATAGCATCTTTAATTTCTTGGTTAAATACAATCAAAGAAAATGGTGTGACAAAAGTTATTGGTGGAGACAAAGACGATTTAGCTGCAATATCAAGATTAATTGGTATCGGTTTCAATAAAGTCCATCCAGCATTCTTCTTACCACAGCTTGTTGCTGAATGGGATAAGAATGTAGAATTAGGTATTAAGGAGAAAGATGGTTTTAGACTACCCTACTCACATATATCTATCTCGAATGCTGATGGAGGTACATCTAAAAAGTCTGAGAAAGGTGCAGGACCTTCTCCTATTGGTTTTATAATAGATGAATGTGGCAAATTTAATTTCCGTAAAATACTTGAATCTGCATTACCATCTTTTAAGACTCAGTATGGAGCAAAGCTTGTGCATGTACTTTCAGGTACCAGTGGAAATGAGGAACTTACAGCAGATGCCAAAGAAGTGTTAGGAAATCCTGAAGCTTATGATTTAATTATGATGAATTGGGACCGCTTAGATAGAAGTGTTCCTGAAGAGGCAATCACTTGGTCAAGAAGTAAAAAGGAGAAGTTTTCTATCTTTGTACCTGGCCAAATGTCATATCGTTTAGAAGTTCCTAAAATAAAAACAAACTTGGCAGCTTTCTTAGGATTAGACCACCCTGGTTTAGCAAGCATAGATATAAATACAACAAATTGGTTAGAAGCTTCAAAATACATTAGAGAAAAGTTAGAGTCCTTTGTAAAGTTAGAAGGGAAGGAGAAGTACAGAATGTATTATCCAGTAGAAATCGCTGATGTATTTTTAACAAAAGGCTCAAACCCATTTCCAACAGTAGTAATTGACGCTCACATTAGGAAACTTGAAGATGAGGGCCGTACAGGTAGAAATGTAACTTTATATAGATCAGGTGCAGACTTAAAATCAGAGTTTTCCTCTAAGAAGCGTTCTGCTGTTTCACATGGTGGTGGAGAAGCTGATGCTCCTGTAATAGTGTTTGGAGAAATTCCTACAACACCCCCTGCAAAGTTCACCTTTGTTTCTGGATTAGATGATTATAAATTAGAGCAATCAGATACAAGTTCCTTGGGGGCATTTTATGTTCTAAAAAGAAGAGGGTTGACAATTGATTCTCCTTGTGAGACTATTGCAGCATCTTATACAGGAAGACCATTTAGACACGTTGATTTTCATATTATATGTGAAACAATGTTGGATGGTTGGGGAGCAATATGCTGTATGGAGGCGATTGATGTTAGTTTTAAACAGTTCTTAGACACAAAGCATAAAGCTGAACAATGTTTAGCACCTGGAATGTCTTTCTCAAACACAGCTGCAGCAAATGGATATAGTGGTAATTCTAAGTTTGGTATTTTTCCAACAAAACAGAATAACGACTATATGTTTGATTTGTTGATAGATTATTGTAAAGAGCCACACGTAATAGGTATTGATGACAATGGTAATGAGATTGTTAAATATGGAGTAGAGTATATAGAAGATATCGACTTACTAAAGGAAATGTTGAGCTATAGAAAGGGAGGAAACTTTGATAGAATCTCTGCATTTAAACAAGCATTAGCCTATGCAAGGGAATTAGATAAAACTTCTGTAAGACCAAAAGAAGTAAGAACTAAGCCTGATTTTTTCGATAGAACTGTTAAAAAAGTTAAAATGTCTGTGTTTGGAAATAAACGCCCAAGTGCATTTTGATATGAGTATTTCCTATTATTTTGATTAAAAGGTGCTAATTACCTAATTTCGTACTATGTTGAATACCTCTTTTGTAGACTCGATGAGTCGCTCTGATATTTTGCCGCCAATGACGGTTCCTAAGAAAGTCAAGGATACTGATAAGTGGAAGCAAGCCGTGATGGACTCTTTTGAGCACATAGGGTTAACTCAACTACAAGAGAATTTATCTTTCTTCGACAATTACAGAATGTCAGAAGGTAAGATGACTTATCAAGAACTTGCTGAAGTTGCACCTCAATTAGGCACACTTTCTGACTTATTAAGTGGTGTAGGAGTACCTACATTTTTGAAACATTACGACATCACTAGTATTATTGTAAATACTATTGTAGATAAGTATGTTGACTTACAAGACAAATTTCACGTTACAGATACAGGAGAAGTTGCTCAAAATGAATTTCTAGCTTTTAGAAATGATGAGCTTCATAAACTTTTGCAAGAGGTTATAGACAATACTGTAAAGATGCACTTAGCATCATCAGGTATGACTATGGAGGGAAAACAATTTAATTCCCCCGAAGAGCAACAACAATATATTCAACAATTAGAACAAGAGAAAGAGAAGTTTACACCACAAGATACTAAGAACGCCTTAAATAGTAATTTTAAGTCAACAGGAGTAAAATGGGGAGAAGCGACACTTGATCACGATAAAGAAAGATTTAATCTTCTAAAACTAGGTAAGCAGAATTTAAAGGACTATCTTATTTCAGGACGTTGTTTTAGAGAACATAAAATATATCACGATAAGTACCAACCTATAAATTGGAGCCCTAAGAATACTTTCTTCTCAAAAGAAGTATCTACTGATAAAGTACAAGAAGGCGAATTTGCAGGAAGAGTTCAACCATATACACCTGGAGAACTTATAAAGGAATTAGGCCACAAATTAACAGCTGAAGAACAAAGAGATATTTTAGGTGGAAATACCACTTGGCAAAACTTTGTAGCTGACAACATGGTTTCAGGAACAATAGGTCAAGCAATTGAATCTAACTTTTTGAAAGTGGAAACTGTACCTTTTAAAGGATATAATGACTACAACTTCATGTTAGGTATTGAAGACGAGATTGGATCTCCAATGGGTATCGAAACATCTTTTAATAAGGATGGATCACAAACTGTTAGAGAAAGATGGCTACCTAGAACAAAATCAGGACAAGTTGGTATACATAATTCATTAGCTGCATTACTTAGAAATGACTTTGTTCATAGAAAAGATTTATGTCAAGTTACTGAAGTGTATTTTAAAGCTTATGACTTGTGGGGGTATCTTACTTATGAAGACCCTGAGACAGGTAGAGTTATTACAGAAGAAGTGACTGAAGACATTCTTCCAGCCTTCTTAAAGGATAATAATATTAAGGCTTCATTTAAGTCTACACTACATGACATGATCACGTCATTTGAAGTTGGTACTTTAAAATGGCAATACAAACCTGTAACTTACTACGGAGTAAAAATACAAAGTGCAAATTTAAAAAAACCTATTTATATTGACATAACTCCAATGGAGTATCAGTTAAAAGGGGATTCTGACTTTGATACATTATTACCGGTAGCTGGAAAAGTTGGAGAATCTACAGTTGGAAAAATACTCCCATTTCAAGCTAAGTATAATCTATGTATGAATCAAATAGGTTCATTAATAGAGAAGGAGTTAGGAATGGTGTTATTAATGAGTACAGATTTAATTCCATCCGAGTACGAAGATTGGGGAGATGCTGAGGATGCATTAATGCAACTAAGAAATACAGCTAAGTCGGTTGGACTTATGCCTGTAAACCTTTCTCAGGACTCACAGAAGCAAATGAATAATATGAACCCAGTGCAAGCGATAAATATATCACATGCAGCTGAGATTCAATCAAGAGTTCAATTAGCAGATTTATTTCAAAGAAAAGCTTATGAGTTGATTGGGATAAACCCTATATTAAATCAAGCTACTAAATATGAAACTGCAGAAGGCGTAAGAATAAGCAATGAAACAAATGTCGCTCAAATTTCTGGAATACATGAAGAGTTTTCAGAATTTAATAAAGGAGCATTGGAATTGCATTTAGGTGTAGCTCAATATGCCCAATCAAATAAAAAAGATACAACCATCTACTATACAAAAGATGATGCAAGTATTCAGTTCTTAAAAATGACTGATCCGGATCTTCCTTTCAGAAGACTTGGTTTAATTGCAACATATGATTCTAAGAAACGTAAAGAGATAGAAACTTATAAAAACTATTTAATGCAAACTAACACAATCGGTGCTGATACTTTAGAGTTAGCTAGATTGATTGGTTCTGACTCTTGGTCCGAACTAGTAGAGATTGCAGGAATGGAAAGAAAAAATAGACAAGCTCAACAAGCTCAACAACAACAAGCTGCTCAACAAGCTCTAGCACAAGAGGCTGAACAAAAAGAAACTCTTGCACAAAGAACTTGGGAACGAACAGAAATCTCTAAACAAAAAGACAGAGAGTCTAATATTGAAAGAGAAAGAATACAAGCTTTAGGTAGAGCAGCTGATATGAAGACTGATACAAGTAGTATGGACCAAATCAACATTCAAGCTGATCAATCTTTAAAATCTATGGAGTTGAATCACCGAGTAGAAGCTGAAGCTAATAACTTTAAATTAAGAGAACAGCAAACAAATGATGTTCGAGATATTAAGATGAAGGAGTTAGAACTTAAAGCTAAAGCCATTGAAGAGAAAGCTAGAGCAAGGCAAAGTGGAGAATATATCGCTGCAATCAATAAAAATTAAAATATTACATATTTTATAATAATTTGAAATTCAGTACACCACTTTCACAATCAATTTGTAAAAACAAAAAACCAATTATAGATTTGTATGCAAAATAACAGTACAACAGGCGTTGTCACATTAGAAAGTTTAATGAACGCCCCAATGTTGAAAGATGATATTCTTTCTGCGGAAGACGCATTAGCGTCACAGTTAAAACCTGTAGATGACGTTCTACCAGGATTAAAGTTGAAAGAGGATGATATTATTATCCCAGGAAGTGAACCAGCAGTGGTAATTGATGCACTAGTTGATCCTTCAATAAGTGTTCCACCTGTATTAGATGTAATTGTTGACCCATTAGTTGATGAGCCTATAATTACTCCTACAGTTGAATCTTCTACTTCTACAGTTTACAAAGACACATTGAGAAAGATGTGGGGAGAAACTTTAGGTAACATTGTTACAGAAGTAGATGGCGAAGAAGTGGAAATGTCTATTGAGGACATTGATATGGATGAGGAAACATTCTTAGCAATTATGGATTCTAAACTAGAAGAAATTAAAGAAACTGCTAGTAAGAATAAAATCTCTACAGAAGGTGTTTCAGAGTTTACTAAGAGTTTAATTGACATTGAAAAGAACGGAGGAAATTTAACAGAGCTTTTAAAAGTAAAGCAAAGTTATGTTGATCCTTTGGAAGGATTAGATTTAAATGTTTTAGAAGACCAAAAAGAAGTTATCTATCTTAGATATAAAGCAGCTGGTCAAGAAGATGTAGACATCAATAGATTAATTAGAGCATATGAGTCTGAGGGAATCTTAGAAGAGGAAGCTTTAAAATCAAATGACATTTTAAGAGCAGGTATAGATGCAACAGTTGCTGCAGAAGTATTAAAAGCTGAACTTGGTGTTAAAGAAAGAGATGCTCGTTTCAAAGAATACAAAACTAACTTACGAACTAGTTTAAATCAGTTCGAGTTAAATGACAAGACTAAGTCTAAATTAATGGATATTGCCACCAAACAGAATGAGGAAGGTAAGTTCGAGTTAGATAATAGATATAATGAATACAGAATGGATCCTGAGAAAGCAGCAAGAATAGCTTTGTTTTTATCAGATGAAGATGAGTTCATTAAGCAAGTGACAAAGAAAGCTGTAACAGAAAAGCAATTAGATACAGCAAGAAAGATAAAAATTATTCCAAGATCAACTCAGATAGTTGAACCTAAGAAAAGTATTGCATCAGACAGATCAGTCAACATGGCTGACCTTTTAAATAAGTAACAAATAAAAATAAAATACAAAAAACATGTCTCAAAACAGATTTGATTTACACGAGTCCATCAATGGCGATTACGTTGTTGGATTTACAAATGTGAAGGAATTGAAGTCTATGGGTTGGATGGATTCTGCAAAAGTCTCTACATACCTTATGGATGACAAAGACTCTCACAGAAAACACTTAGGTTTAATTAACCTTTTTGCAACTTCTCATAAGAAATCAATGCCTTTCTTGAAAGACTTGTTTTCTAATTCAGCAGTTTTAGAAGTAGCAGAAGGTCAATCAGTAACTTATGATTTAGCTGTAGACCGTACAGAAGTTAAATGTTATACTGCAGAAGATACTTCAGCTAACCATGACTTCCCTGGTATTGACGGTGGAATCTTTTCTATTGTTTTAAACCAAGAGTTCACAAAAGGTGATATCTTAGCTTACGATCCTTTATACGGTCAACAAGTTATGGTTTCTTCTGAGCACGAAGTTGAACAAGTTGGAGAAAACTATTTACACTACGTTACGTTACAAACTAACGACAAGAAAAAATGGTTCCCTAAAGAAAAACTTAAAGCTGGTATTGAGTGGATTAAACTTTCTAACAAGTTAGCAGAATTTGATTCAGGATTCAGTGGTTTAACTTTAATTAAAGATCCTTCAGGAACAATTACTAATGAATTCTTATTGTCTGACCCAAGAGGTATCGAGACTTTTGTAACTGCAAAAGCTGCTCGTATGAAATCTGCTGGTTTGACAAAATTCTCTAGTGATAAAGCTGACAAGATTAATGCACAAATTGACGCTATGGGTGGTAAGAACATGATGTTCTATGCACGTAAAGACGCAAGTGGTTCATTGAAACCTCAAATGATTGGTTCTACTTTAGAGTATTTAGCTTTAATGGAATTATCTATGATGGAGACAAACGAACTTTTGTTTGCTAAAGCTGCTACAGTTGCTACATCTAATGGTCTTAAAAGAGTTAATGAAGGTGTTTGGCATCAAATGCGTAGAGGTAAATTGATTAAGTATTCTCGTCAAGGAGGTATTACATTGAACCACATCTACGAAGCTGTATCTTACATTTTCCAAAATTCTGATATCCCAGTTGGACAGCGTTCAGTTAAATTTAAAGCAGGATTCTTAGCACACCAAAATGTTCTACAATTATTCCGTGAGCATGCATTCATGCAATTGAACGGTTTACCTGCAGCAATGTTAGGATCTGATACGCAATTACCAGGTAAATTATTTACAGGATCAATGGACAACCTTGCAATGGGTGTTGTTGCTATCACTTCTGTAATGTTCCCAGGTGTTGGTGAAGTTCACGTAGAGCACGATCCTTCATTGGATTACTTGCCTACTTCTGACAGATTCTCTGGTGGATATTATGGTGAGAACTTTGCACACACTTCTAACTCTTTAGTTATTTATGATGTAACAAATCCTGAGTACTCTAATGTAGGAGGTAAAGTTAAAAATGCATCTTTAATTGAAGGTGGTTCACAAACAGCAAACATCTATTATGTTAAACCTGAAGGTCAGCCTCACGTAACTTATGGTTATGAGCAAGGACGTACTGCTAACAGAGAACAATTTGAAGATGTTGCATCATCAATCAAACAAATGGGTAGAACATTCTGGGCAACTTCTCAGTCTTCTGCTTTGGTATTAGACACTACAAGATATGTAACAATCGAGTTACAAGAGAAAGGTAGAGTTTAAATAAACATTAAATAGGGAGAATTAAAACCTCTCCCTATTATATTGTGAAAAATCTTATTTTTTTGTTTAGGGACGGGCTTTTACATAATTTTGTAGAAAAACAAACCAATGGCAAAAGAGAAATTATTTACCGTAGAAGGATTTTCTGTTTACAGAGATTCAGTATACGTTATCAAGGATAAGCCTGATATGGATGCCCCAACAGGGTACATTGTAAAAGGAGTATCAAAATTACCTTCAAGAGGTGTAGGAGATTCTTTCCAAGTAAACTTTAAAAGTAGAGACAACGGAAGAACAGGGATATGGGATACAGGATTTTTCGAGTATTCTCCTTGCTACAAAGATATGCCAGCTGAAGAAATTAAACCTGTAGTTATGGCACTAAAGAAAAACTTAGTGACTCCTTACAAGAAGGCATCAGGAATAGCAGACGCATTTGATGAAGGTAATGACAAGTTCTTTGCAGATTTAAGTTTCAACGTTTTCTCAGGTAAAACTTTTAACACAGCAGATCCACTTTCAGCTGTTGAGTTATACTTTGGATTACTAGCACACCAAATCACTCCAAAAAGTGAAATAGGTAACTCTAAGTTTGAAGACTCTTCTTATGTAGTAGTTGACATCAATAAAGACTTAAAAATAAAAGATGAGAAAGCTTTAGATAAGTTTAGAGCAATTGGATCTTTTACTTCAATGCTATCAGCAGATAAAAATAGACTTTTTGCAATTTTAAAATTTGCAGGGTTGAATTTTCAAAGTACTGTTGAGGATGCAGTTTTAATTGGTATGTTCAATGACCACTTAGCAACTAACAACGAAGATAGAGTTAAATTCTTCAATGACTTAGTAGAAGAAACAAATGAGGAGCAAGGATTGCACAAAATCTTTATCTATAGAACTCTTAAGGAATTAAGTGTTAAAGGTGGAAAAGTTTCAAGAACTAACGGATTGTTCTTCTATGATGGAACAGAGATAGGTGCAGACTTAAAATCAGCAGCAGATAATGTTGCAAAGTTACAAAAATTAGTACACATTAAAAAAGAATTACTTTCGTTAGAAGATGAAGATTAAAGATGCCTACATAAGTTTTATAGATCTTGTAAACAAGAATTTAACAAATAACAACTTAAATGTAGACAAACCTAGATTCATTTTATTTTTTAATAAAGCATTAATAGAATACACTTCATGGATATTGGAGAAGAGAAACGAGGATGTAATCCGAACTATATCTCCTCTCCTTATCTTAGAAGCCCCACTTACACAAGATGTTGTAAAAGACACTCACACACTATTCAATTTACCTACCAACTATTTTGAGCTTTCTAACTTACATGTATTTGCTAAGAAGGGTAAATGTTCAAATCAAAAGGTGTTGGCCTTTGAAGTAAAAGGAGAAGATTTAGAAGAACTCTTAGATGATGATAGTAACAAGCCATCATTTGAAGATAGAGAAACATTCTACCTAACAACCTCCAATAAAGTCGGAGTTTACAAATCAGACTTTGAAATTGAAAAAGTAAATCTATCTTACTATAGATACCCCAAACAAGTTGACATTGCAGGATATATAAGATCCGATGGTTCTACTTCAACAGTAGATATAGACCCAGAATTTGATGACAAAGTAGTTCACAAAATTCTAACAGCAATGGCTAAACAATTCTCAGCAACAAATGGAGACGCTCAAGCATATCAAATGCATAAAGACAAATTATTCTCCGAAATTTAACAAAAATAACAATTTAATTTTTAAAAAACATGGGATTAAACAAAGCGTTTGACAGAAATTTCTTCTTAATTGATGGAGCTGTTAAAACAACTGGTGGATCACTTAACCTTGTAAAAGGTCAATTGGCTGCTATTGATCAAGCGTCTGCTACAGTAGACGGATTGAAAGTGTTGTCTACATTTGCTGGAAAAGCAAAAGATAAAAAAGACTTCACATTAAGATTGGGAATTGAAGGAAAAACTCCAGGACGCTCTTACTCAGATAAAAGTTACTCTACAGTACCTTTCTCTTTGAATGAAGTTGTTGAGTTATCTGTTTCTGCTCCAAAAATTACTGAACACATCGTTGATGAAGTAGTTATTGGTTATGACGGAACTCCAGGTTCAGAGTTTTCATTTAATACAGGTGATTCTTACTTCCGTATTTCTCTTTCTTTGAGAGGTGGAGCTATCGACTTTAGAGGTGGACGTGACGGATGGGAACAAGTTGGTGTGAATATTGAAATTCCAGCATGTGATCCTTTTGATAACTGTACTGACCCAGGATGTACAAACTGTGACGCAGTAGATTGCAAATTAATCGTTGTAGAAGCAGTAGAGAGATTACGTAGAAAACAATTAACAGGTGGAAAAACTGTTGCAGATTTCATCGACATCACAGCAGTTACTGAGTGTGATACAGATTTAACAGCAGCGTTGATTCAATATGACTTTTATACATTATCTATCTGTGATACAGGAGATGATTCAGCAAAAGCTATCGTTGGAGCACAATACAATACTGCTGTAAAAAGAATTAGCCGTAATGGTTCAACTTCAGTTTATCAATTATTGCTTCCTACAACTTCAGGAGCTCCTGCAGATTTCTCATCTAGTATTGCTTCAATCATAAAAGGTTGTGATACATGTCCAGCAGGATACACAGCTGTATCAGGTGGTTATGTTTATGCTTTCACTATTGAAGATGATGGTGTTGATAAATCAGCATTGATCACAGCAATGGCAACATATGCTACAGGTACAGTGGTTAAATCTGGAAATAGTGCAGGTGTAGGTTTCTATACAGCAGTTTTCACAGCTAAAATTACAGATGCAGCTATTACAACTCTGTTAGGTGGTGCTGTTCCTAGTAATACATTCACAGTTCAATTAGTAGGTAAAGTTTCAGATATCTGTACTAACTCTACAACAACTGATACTGCTTGGGTTATTGGTGATTCAGTTAACGCTGTAAGTGAAGGGTATGAGTTATGGGTACCAGATGATTCTTGTGGAAATGACCGTTTGGTTGAATTACAAGCTTCTTACTCAAACTTAACAATCGCTTTAGCTCAAACAAGAGCCGTGACTTTGACAGGTACTTCAGGTACTGCAAACATCACAGTGGCTGGTACAGCATACTTAGTAACTTTTGCTACAAGTTTAACACAAACTGCAGCTAACTTTGTTACAACACATGCAGCAGCATTATTACTTAATAAAGGATTGGTTGTAACAGCAGCATCAGGTGTAATCACTTTCGCTAACGTTTCAGGAGCTTTCCCTACAGTTACAGCTGCAGTGAATGCAACAGGAGATTTAGCAGGTACATTAGGAGCTTTAACTCCTGTAACAGCTGGTTGTCAACACAAATATATCACTTCAGTTATTTCTAACTTAATTGGTGATGAGTGTGACGATATCTACAAAGATGCGTACATCACAGTAGCTCCAGAAGCTTTTGAACAATTGGATTGGGTAGCTATTTCAAATGATTCAACAATAGTTTCTAGTGGAAACTGTAAATGTGGTATTAGATTTAAATCTAGAGTATTTGTTTTAGATGGTGATGAAGCATTAAGAGATGTAGTAGGATTTACAGAGACTTCAACTCAAATTCAAGTATCAGCAGGATTCCCAGAAGAAATTCGTGAGGGTATCGGAATGATTCCTGAAGGAGGTTTCCAAGGAAAGTACTTATCTAGACAACAACACAGAACACATTTAGCTGGAAACTTACGTGACCTTGAAATGGAAGGTAAAGGATATTTCAGAAACATCTCTAATGATAAAGATTACTTAGGTAGACTTTTGAGAGGAGAGACTTCTAATATGCAAGATAGCATGACACAGTACATCCAGTACAAATTGAAAGTGTCTAGTTTCAACCATACACAAGGATTCGCAGGACGTATTAACAACGACATTAATTACAACTTCTTCGTTGAAGTAGGTAAGCATAATGCAGTTGAAGATTTACTTAACAACTTAGCTGCTAACGCAGGTGTAGCAACAGTACAAGCTTTCGGAATCTAATACAAAAATAATTTAATACTTATGGGGAGGTTGTAATTAGCCTCCCCTTTTTTAAATTTAATAATTAATAAACATGTCTGAAAACTTTATAAATCCTAATAACCTCAAACCTAAAGAAACTTTGACGGGTGAAGAGAGAATACCTATATATAATAAGTCAAAGTCAATCCCTATTAAATACACTACTGTAGATGAAATATCCAATCAAGTCAGGGATGATATACAGAGTGCTGTAGCTAATATTCCATCAAATAATGTTAGATTTGATCTAGCAAATCCAAACTCACCTGGAAACACTTTTACACCTGATATACAATTAGATGGAGATACACTATATGTATCCTCTTTAAACAACAGTCTTTGGACTTCTGATGGGTCTGGATATCAATCATCTTCTCTTGTAATTGTTCCTAGTACACCCTTTAATTTTGCAGGTACAACTGTTGATGCTGGAGGAAATAAGTTAAGTGCCATTGAACGTTCTGGAGCAGTATTTCTAAATGGAGCTAGTAATTCTGATTGGCAACTAAATGTAATCAATACAGGAACAACAGATGCTCACGGAATGGTTGTAGGTGTTGGAGCTAGTTCTACTGGCGAGCCTTATAGAGTTGTAAAAGGTACTACTAACTTATTCAGAGTACAAAATGATGGCACAGTTAATACTAAAAATTATTCATTACCATTAGCAGCTCCAACAACAGGACAAGTATTAGGATACAGTTCAGCTGGGGTTTCTGATTGGGTGGCAGGTTCGGCAGGTGGGGGTGGAGATCTTATGTGGGGTCTTGTAGTTTTCGTTGACCCAGCTAATTATCAAGGTGTAGGAACTGAAGAAATTGGAAATGCATCTAAACCTTGGCAGACTATTCAAGCTGCAATAGATTATGCAGCTAATTACTCCGCTGTAACTCTTGGTGGAGCTTATCCAGTACAAGTTTATGTTCGTCAAGGTATCTATAATGGTACAGTCAGATTAGAACATTACGCATATATTCATTATGAAGCAGGTGTTATTTTTACAAGTGGAACAGGTCATAAAGATCTTGTGAGTACAGGTAAAATAGTAAGAGTTACAGGATATGCTTGTTGGGAAGGATATACAGCTAATACTATGTTAAGTGTAGTTTCAGATATCAAATTACATTTTGAATTTGATAAAGCTTTTTGTAGTCACTTTGGAACTTTTGGGTATAATTCTGATACTACAATTATTGGAAATTCAGTATATCAAGTAGGATCAGCTGGTAATGTTCAACCATTTAGAATGTATGATAACGCTAAAAGTAGAATATTTATTAGAGAAAAATTTGAAAGTGAAGTGTATGTATTAGGTTTTTGGATTTCAGTAACTGCAACAAACAACGTTGATCTTATATTTAATTGTCCTCAAATAATAACAGTTCCTACTTTATACCGTGCAACTTTTACAGCAGGTGCAAAAACACAATTTAATTTATCTTTTATAGGTGCTAATTTCAAAGTAGTTGTAAACGGTAATTTAATAAATGAAGTAAATGATGCTTCAGGTAGTAATTTAAATGCAATTATTGCACATACTAATTCCACAGTAGCTTCAACCACAGGAAAAATGACTATTAATGGAAACATATTCGGTAAGTATGTACCTTGTGCATATGCTTATTTTAATAGTTACTATGGAAACATTGAGATTAACGGTAATGTAACTACAGAAAACAATGCTGTACCTATAGCTTTTTTAGCAGGTACTTCAAGTTCAGACTCAAGATTGTTAGTAAGAAATGGAAAAGTAAGTGGGGGTAAATGTTCATTTGGTGCAGGTAAAAAAGTTTATCTTCAAAATGTTCTTATAGAAAATACAGGTGTTGTAGCTGATGCTGAAGAAGTATTTACTACTGGAAGTTATTGTACCGTATATATGTATGATTCAAGAATTCATGCTGTAGGTACTAATCCTCAAATTACCGCAGGTGGAGCAGGTACAGGAACAGTCCTTGGCTTTTCCAAGGTACTTACAAATGCCCCATTGACAACAGGAGTTGACACATTTTTAGGGTTAGTTGCAGAAGCTGCCCCAGTAATTTACCCAGTAATTTAAAAAATATGGTACAGATATTAACAAATAAAAGCGAAGAAATTTCACTTCATTCAGGTTTTCAAAATGGAAATTCTTATGTTGAAGTAGATATTATGTATAATGATTTGTCTAATAAAGATAAATTAAAATTTGACAAATTTATTATATTGCTAGAAGGTAGTAGTAACTGCACTATAGATACAGATAAAAACTTGTCAGTTGAAATAAATTTACTAAGTATAGAAGGTCAGTTTTTTGAAGAAATGTATAGTATTACTTATGAAGAGTTGTCTATAACTAAGAAAAACATAATAGTTAGTTTTATAGAACTTATTACAAGAAGTCAGGAAACTCTTTCTTAAATAGATTCTCTGTTAGTAATACATTTAAATTGAACCCTCCTTCAACTAGAGTAGTATTCTTTTTAGATTTTGATAGTATCTCAGGAATAAGATGGCCAGATTTACCTACACTAATAATCCACTTTTATGGTAAATTGGATTTAACATAAAAAATACTTAATATGTCAGAAAGAATAGACCACAATACAATGAATCTCTTAAAAAGACTTTCATTACAAGTAAATACACTAACTACTTCTATAAACGCTAGACTGTCTCTAATAAAAAACTCCTTAGATTATTCTGAGGAGTTTGTATATGAAGGCACAACAGGAACCGACAACATCATAAGTGTTGTGTATTCAGGTACAGTAGCTGGTGAAGTGTTGGTAGTTTTAAAAACTATATCGTATGTAGACGAAACGATCAACGGCTCTAACGTAACTAAAATTCAATACTCTTAATTATGGGGACTAAGTATGATGTACATTTAGACTCCTTAAGAACTACAGATATATCTCAGGTTGTAACCCCAGGAGTACGTAATCTGTCACCTAGCGAAGATGCTGTAAATACGGCTATTACAAACGCTATCTCAGGTATATCTAGTGGTGGAATAGTTACTGTAGCTAATTACTCAGCATTACCTGCAGCAAATACTGTTAATGGTAAATTCTATTGGTGTCAAGCTTCACAAGGAACAAGTTGGTTACCAGGATATTTAGGAGGAACTTATTATAATGCTGGGTTATACCACTCAAACGGAACTACTTGGGAGTGGCAAGAATATGCGTATCAAGCAACACAGGTAGAAGTAGATGCAGGGTTAGTAACGGATAAATTTGTTACTCCAGCTACACTTGCAGTTGTTCTATCTGCAACGACTTCTGCATATCAACCACTAGATTCAGACTTAACAGTAATTGCAGCCATAGTACCAGCCGATGATGACATTATTCAAAGAAAAGCAGGATCGTGGGTTAAAAGAACTATCACTCAATTTGTAGATGACATAAAAAATACACCTGTAGTATTTGGTAATAAGTCAATCTCGCTTACTGATAATATTATCACAGGAGAGATGTTAGAGTTTAACACTGCTTGTACAGACGGCAACTTTGCATTTGAATCTGATTTATTAACAAAAGCAGATATAGCTTCCCCAACTTTTACAGGAGTTCCAGCAGGTCCAACAGCTGCTCCAGGGACAAACACCACCCAATTAGCAACTACAGAATTTGTATTAGCTAATGCAGGAGGAGTTACATCTTATATCTCAGGGACAGCATTACTTAACTTTGGAAATGAAGAGGATGGTGTAGTAGTAACTATTGCAGATATTGTTATTACATCTACAACAGTGATGAGTATTACATTTCTCCCACAAGAAACTACTGAAACAAGCTTAGATGATTTTAAACTAAATGGTGTGACATTTAATCTAGAGAATATAATAGACAATACTTCCTTTGATATCAGAGGAACTGCTAGCAATGATGCTAGTGGAAATTATACAGTTAAATATATATTACAATTATTATGAGTACAGTAATAAAAGGTGGTAGCAGTGAAGCGGGAAAAGCTAATGTTACTCCAGATTTTCAATTAGAAGTATCTCCTACTTTAGTAGAAGAGAAATCAGGATTTGTAACATTCACAGCTGAAAATGATGCCGGATTAGTGACAGGAACTAGGTACACTTTATCACCAGAAGTAACAGGTGACTTCAGATTAAGAACTGGGGTTGATCAAATGTTATTTAATGAACTATTTCCAGGAGCAGCATTGAATACTGGGTTATGGACATCTCCTGTAACTACAGCAACTTTAACTGTAGCAGGCGGTTTTGCTAATTTAAATGCAGCTGGTTCGTTGGCTTCTGGAGCAGTAGCAAGATTGTCGACCTATAGACATTTTCCTTGCTACAAGTCGTATACGACTTATTTTGAGATGGAGGTTAATTTCACAAATTTACCCGTTGCAGGTAACGTATGTGAATGGGGAGCTTTTTTATCAACAGGTACATCTGCTCCAACCGATGGTGCACTATTTAGAGTAAATTCGACAGGTGAATTTAGAGCAGTAATAAATAATAACGGTACTGAAATTCAGTCTTCAACTTTAGATTTTACTGCGTTAGTTGACGTAAATCACACAAGAGCATTCTTGATTTATATAATGTCAAACAAGGCTTTCTTTTGGATAGATAATCAATTAGTTGCAACATTAGACGCACCAGCTGCTACTGGTACTATAACATCCTCTCAAAATTTACCCTTAACGTTTAGAAATTATAATAGCTCAGCGATATCATCAGCTCAGATTATGAAGGTGTCTATGGTGAATGTTACTTTAGCTGATATGAATACATCTAAGCCTTGGAATGCTATTATTTCAGGAGCAGGAGGTAATGCTTTTCAAGGTCAAACAGGTGGTACTTTAGGCTCAACGGCTCTATACACTAACTCTTTAGCCCCAACAGCAGGTGCTGCAATGACAAATACAACTGCTGCTTTAGGGTCGGGTTTAGGGGGACAATTTTCTGCTTTACCAACCTTAGCTGTAAATACTGATGGTATAGTTAGCTCTTTTCAAGTACCATTAGGTACAGCTGCTTACCCAGGTAAAACCTTATATGCAAGAAGCATCAACGTATCAGCTTTAGTTACAACAGTACTTGTTGGAAATGCCACTCCTCTTACATACATTTACTCTGTTGCGTTTGGGCATAATGCCGTCTCATTAGCGACTACTGAGACTGCTACAACAAAAGCTCCTAGAAGAAAAGTGTTAGGGATAAATCAATTTCCTGCTGCTGCCACGGCAGGTACAATAGCAACGCCAATATCTAGTAATTTTGATGTTCCAATTGCTATTCAACCAGGAGAGTTTGTACAAATTGTTGCAAAGAATGTTGGAGCTGTTACAACAACTGGAGTTGTTACTTTCTTAATTGATATAGATGGTTACTTTGAATAATATTTTAAAATAAAAAACATGAAAAATTATATATCAAATAAAGTAATAGGTGTAGATGAAACTACAGGTTTGTCTGTAGAATTACGTACTAAGGAATTTAGCGTGAATGCTGAAACAAGGGTAATAACTGTTAAGGTTGATAAAGTATTAGTCTCACCTACAGGCATAGAGATGAAACGGTTAGAGTCTATGTACTACCAGAGATTGGATACAGAAACTAGTACCAAGTATTCACAGCTAGAAGCTTCTCCTATTGGTTTAGGTATAGAGCAAATATTGGGGGCCGACTTGAATATGTACCCAGACTTAATACAAAATTAATATTTTTACACTACAGTATGTCACAGTGGTATAAAACACTAGGGTGGTTGACTGTAGTATATTGTTAGCAGAAATTAAATAAACTATGAAAAAGAAACAAACAAAAGTAGTTAAACCTACGCCACCTCCAACACAGAAAACTCTAGATCAAAAACCTAGACCTAGTGGTGTAAGAAATAAATGAAAAATTTTAAATTAATCTACTGTAGTCTAATATTTATTGTGTGGGCATTTCACTCATACCTATTAGACTATTTAGTAGATGATTTACACACTTTCATAAAAGTCTCTTATTCCTTAGAGGAAATTAACAACATCTACAATGAGATGAAGTGGAAAGCTTTAAATCTTGTAGTACTAGGTTTATTTTCTATTATATCTTATTCAGATAGGTACAAAGGTGGTTGGAACCGGTTAATTTATTCTATAATTATTTCTTACCTTCTCGACCAAGCAATAGATTCTATCTTTTATAATATCTCAGGAATAAGATGGTCAGATTTACCTACACTTATATTTACACTAATAATCCACTTTTATGGTAAATTGGATTTAACATTAAAAAACACTTAATATGTCAGAAAGAATAGACAGCAATGTGTTGAATGTCTTAAAAAGGCTTTCTTTACAAACACATACATTAAATAATTCAATAAATACTAAATTAATCACTATTCAAAATGCTTCAGACTATACAGAGGATTTTGAATATGAAGGTACAACAGGTACAGATAACATTATTAGTATCATATATTCAGGTACAATAGATGGAAACATTGAAACAGTTACAAAGACCATATCGTATGTAGATGAAACTATAAACGGATCGAATATTACTAAAACTCAATTGTCATAATTATGAATAAATATGACGCACTTTTAGGTGGACTTAGGGCCACAGATATTTCACAAGGAGTAACAACAGGTATACAGCACATGTCTCCTAGTGAGGATGCTGTATTTGATTTTGTAACTACAACTATTTCTACTATTGGTCTATCAGTTGGTAATTTCATTTTCGTAAACACTCCTGCTGACCTACCTACTGCGGTTGCAAATGTTAGAACGCTACTTGCAAATACTACGTATTATTTTACCACTACTGTAGATTTATTAGGAGATAGGATTGTATGTGGTGCAAACACTGTAATACTCGGTGCAAGTTCTGAAAATTGTCTATTAACTTCTACAGGATTAAATGCGTCGACTGCATTAATTACTTCTATTTATTCCTTACCAATTAGAAACATAACTTACACAAGTGGTACGGTATTTAATTTAGATGGTGATGCAACAACAACAGCATTAGATTGGCACGGTGTAAATTTTTTAGATTGTGCAAATGTTGGAACAATAAAAGACTATTCAAACGTAATTATAGAAAGTTCTGCTTTTTTAAATTCTGCTAATCTTACATTAGATGGAACGATTGGAACAATAGGATTTAATAATAGTTTATTTGATGGTAGAACAGGACAAACAACATTAATAATTCCATCAACCACAAATATTACTAGACGTTTTAGAATAGATTATTCTTCGTTCGTTTGTTTAAGTGGTGAAACTGGTATAAATGTAAGTAATTCAGCTACAATTGCAGATGAAAAATATATACTAGATACTGTTAACTTTTCGGGCGGTGGTACTTATTTGTCGGGAGTAACTGGAACAAGCAATAAAGCACTTTATACGGCTTGCGTAGGTATAACAAACACAGCCGTAAACGGTCAATTGTATATGCAAAACAACGCGACTGCGACGGTTATAAGTGCATCTAATACATTTTACAAAGTGCTAGGAACAACAACAGCAAGTTCGGACAATAGTAAGTATACAATGACTAATAATAGGTTAACAAATAACGCTACAATAAGTCGTAAGTATTTAATATCTTGCTCTGTATCGTTCACTTCAGGATCTTCTCACGTATGCGAGTTTGGTTTTTATGATTCAAAGCTAGGAGCAATTAGGACACCGTCAAGAACTAAATCAACCTCAAATGGTAGTGGAAGATCAGAAAACATATCTTTTAATTGCGTTGTAAGTCATTCGAACGGAGACTATCTAGAGATACATTGCTCAAACAATACGTCGTCACAAAATATTACAGTAACAGATTTGAACTTTATTGTAACTGAAATTAAATAAATGCGATAGAAAATTATTCTAGATATTAAACTATAAGAATAATTGGTATCTTCTAATATACTTGTTAGGGGATACCATTTTGCACATTTATTTATTAATTTTTAGATTTGTGTCTTAACCATAACTTCTATAATGTTACAGTACCAAGCCTCATTACTTTTAATAAATTTAAAATCATCTTATATTGCACTTTTTGGAATCTTACTAGCTTTTTTAACTCCTATCGTTCCTCTAATACTTTTAGTTGGTGTAGCAATAGGTTTTGACACTGTGTCAGGAATAATGAAAGCTAAGAAGTTAAAAACCTACAATAGTCGAGGACTATCACAAATCTGTTCTAAGATGTGCTTATATGAAACAGCTATCATCTTTTTGTATTGTGTTGAGAAATATATTACAGGAGATTTTATTGGGTTGTTAACTGACATACCATTAGTACTAACTAAGTTAACTGCATCTTACTTCATCTTTATAGAAGCCTCTTCAATAGATGAAAACTATAAAGCTATAACAGGAAAAAGTTTATGGGGAAAATTTAAATTTTTCTTACGTAGAACAAAAGAAGTTTCTCACGAAGTAAAAAACGTCCTAAATGAAAAAAACGATTAATGTATTAGAAATTGATGGTGGAGGAATAAAGAGTGTATCTGTATTGATACAACTTAGAGACTTTGAAAAGATGGTAAAAACTCCTCTCAAAGACTATTTCGACCTTATTGCAGGAACAAGTACAGGAGCTATAATTGCTACACTACTTTCAATTGGTTATACCACTGATGCAATACTAGATTTATACGTTATTCATGGAGAAGGTATTTTCCACAAAGATTTTTTTAGATGGGGGATATTTCGTCCAAAGTATGATGATACATATTTTAATCACATTATAAAGGAGTATACAAAAGAACTTACATTAAAGGATTGCCAGGCTAATATATTAATACCAACGTATAATGCCACAAAGAAACAAGGAGAGATTTTTAAGTCTTCAAAAGCTAAGCTAGGTGATTCTGAGAATTATAAATTATTTGACGTAATAAGAAGTAGTGCTTCTGCACCTACATATTTTAAAGCAACTGAAATAAATGGAGACAGGTATGTTGACGGAGGATTGTATGTTAATAATCCTTCTCTTATGGCTTTCATTGAAAGTGTTAAAGATGGTTATAATAAGATAGATATTTTATCTTTTTCTACTGGATGTATTGAGGAACCTATTACAAAAGGTGCTGCTAACGGAGGTATTGCTACCATGGCAAGTCCAACAATGAACATAGTTCTTACAGAAGCCACACAGACAACAGACTATCTATTAAAGCAACTATATGCTATTTTACCAAACCTTAATGGAGGAAATAGATTTGGAATCTACGTGAGGTGTAATAGCATTATAAAGAAATCCTCTGGAAAGATTGATGACGCATCAAAAGAAAACATTCAAAATCTCATATCTGACGGAGAAACTTCTGCAAAGATTAATAAAGATAAAATGAAATACTTCTTCTACAACACATTAAGATGAGAGAGTTACTATCAATAATATTGGGAGACACTTTAAAGAAGGAAGGAAAATTTTCTAGAACATCTTTAACAATGTTCTCAGCATGGATATTAGCTGTAAATATGGCACTTTACGATTTATACAAAAATGGATTTAAATATGAAGTGTTTGCGACTTTTGTAGGAGTAGCTTTAGGAAGTAAATTAACAGACGCTCTTGGGAGCCGAATAACAACAACAAAAACCAATGATTAAAAAACTAATTTGGAGTTTAGGAATAATACTTGTACTAACCTCTTGCTCAGCATCGTACCATTACAATAGAGCTTTAAAGAAAGGCTTAAAAGTAGAACAAGCAACTGACACAATACAAGTGAGTGTTGTAGATTCATTTCCAGTAATAAAGAATGACACCATTGTTTGGGAGAAGTTCATTACTAAAAAGGATACAATAATTAAATACAATACTGTTTATGTGCCTAAGACAAGAATAGAAATCCGCCAAGGAGAAAAAACTGAAAGAGTTAGAATAAAGACAGAGTATAAAATAATCAAAGATAAAGATAGAGTTGTGATAAAAACTAAAAAACAAGCTGGTTGGTTAAGATTCTTCATAGGAATGGTTTTGGGAATCTTTTTATGTCAGGTGGGAAAAATCATTAAATACATTAAACCATGAGTGAAGCAATAAAAGAATTTCAGAAAAAAATTGGAGCAGCTCCTGATGGTGAGTTTGGTAAAGAATGCTTATTAAAGGCTAAAGCTTTTTATAAATTAAGTAATGAGCAAACAGCAAATTTCTTTGGGCAATGTTATCACGAAACAGGAGGATTTAAAACAGGAGTGGAGAACACTAATTACTCTGTGGAAAGAATGCTTCAAATCTTTAAATCAGATTTTGACATAAATAAGGATAGAGTGTTATCATCTACAGAGAAGGATAGAGCTAAAGCCTTAGCTGGTAACAGCGTTGCCGTGGCAAATTTTGTATATGCTAACCAAAACGGAAATGGTAACGAAGCCTCAGGGGATGGAAGTTTGTACAGGGGGCGAGGATCATTGCAGTTGACTGGTAGAGCAAATTACCAAGCCTTTGCAGACTTTATAAAGGACCAATCTATTATGAAAGATCCATCGCAAGTTGCTGTTAAGTATTATTTTGAAAGTGCATTATTTTTCTTTGCTAAGAATAAGTTGTGGGATATAGCTAAGTCTGTAAGTACAGAATCTATAACTAAACTAACTAAAAGAATTAACGGAGGAGTCAACGGGCTTGATTCGCGTATAGAGATTACTAAGGAGTTTTACAAATTACTTACCGTATAAGCTTCTCTCAAAACCTATATATTCTACGGCATCCATTATGGAAGTGAAAGCTTTAAATTCACTTCCTGGAAAACCCTTAGTTTGGGCTTCACAATCTTTCCACAGAAAGTATATCCCAATAATTCTACCAACTCTGACAGCGTAATACTTCATGTAAGATTTTCTATAAAGGTAATCTAAAAAATAAAACTTTCCAAGAAATTCCCTTAGTAAAGGTAATTTTAAGAGTAAATATATTAAAGATTTTACTAAGTCACCAGTGTATAGGTAGTTATAAAAAATACCCATAAAAGATATATTTACCCTCCTAGTGTATAGGTAATTACAAAAACTACTCATAAAAGATAGATAAACCACTAAACTAGTGGATTCACTCCGTGGGCCGCCACTCGGCGGAAGAGGATAATTTTCGGCTATCGCCTCAATTATCAGTAGTTATAAATTCTGTTTCTTTTATGAACTGTGTTTGAAGTACTGTGTGCGACCTTTTTCGCAAAAGCTCGATTGTGCTTCGCTTCTTAATTAGAAAAAACCAACAAAAAATAAAGAAAAAATATAGTTGGAAAGTTTAATAATACCTCTCCCTTACAAGTCAAACCTTATTACTAAGTTGCTGCTTGTTTAGCTTCAAGTCTATTTTGACTTTCAACGTGACCTATTATAGGAGCCTCACGTTTTTCAGATGCAAGGTTACAACATAAAAACAAGACTACCTAATTTATACTGAAAATAATTGTTAATTTTTCAAATATCAAAAAAGGCTATAATTTTTGATAACCTTACCATTTAAGTTATTTTTGTAGTATGAGTCAAAAAATAAGTATTGATTTTGATGTAAAGAGTGATTTGTATTACTTAAAGGTCTTTGACTTTTCTGATTGGGCGTTGATTGAAAACCGACCATCAATTATTGAAGTTACACTACCTGGATTTGCAACACCTAAAACTAGATACTTTGATAAAAACAAAGTAAACATTTTTAATTCAATTACCTTAGATGGAAGTTGTGTTGAATGTGATAGCGAAGATGTACAAACTTTATCTGACGGAATCTACATAATTAAAGTTATTGGATCCCCCTCCACTTATAATAAAGAGAGAAAGTATTTAAAGACGGACCTCTTACAAATGGAAATAGATAAAATATATATTGACAGCATCTCAAATCCAAGCAAAGACTTAATTATCGACAAGCTCGCAGAAATAGACTTTATCTTGAAAGGAGCTGAAGCTCATCTTCGTTATGACATGGAGAAAGAGTGTGGAATGTTATTTCAACAAGCTCAAAAATTAGTAGACAGGTTGAACGATTGTAAAACTTGTCATTGATGGGATGTGCTCCATGTGCTGCTGCGAGAGGTAAATGTTCTAACAACATAGTACAACTTAGGAACTTCAGAAAGCTTGTAACTACACTTTACAATACGGCAAAGACAGTAGAACTAAGAGAAGAATATATGGCCGTAATAACGGAGATAGATAGTTTAATAGCTGTTGCTCCAGGAATATGCCCGACACAAGAAAAGATAAGCATGCTTAATACATACATTAAAAATGAGTACTCTCAACGTACATAATAGAATAAATTCTCCTACAAACGAAGTGTTGGCAAAATACTTTAAGGAAGCTTCTATGGATGTATTAAAAAAGATACGCTTTGATCATGGTTGTGGTGTATCAAGTAAGAAGATGAAAGAGATGTTGTATCTTGATAGATTTGTTTGTAATAACATTTGCTACTTAGGAGATGACGAAACAACAACCATAAGAGAACAAGTTATAAAAAATTCAATACTTAAATTAAGTGAGCTGTAACGATAAAATTTCCGACAGATGTGGAAAGAAAATAAACGCTGTCTGTGTAACTTATGAAGGTACACTAGTAGATGATTCTGCATTAACAGCCCCAGGATGCTTTAATCTTGAAGTGGTTATAGAAGACATTAACGAGCAAATAAATACATTAAAGGATGAGACAGATTTAGCTGGTCTTACAAACACTTGTATTACATATCCACTAACAGGTGGACATATTACAGTGGGAGATGCTATCATAACCTTAGATGCAAAATTGGAAGCAATTATGACTTATGTAGGTATGGCTTGTGCAGATTGTCCTTCATGTGAAAACTGTTCTCCTATATTCACTCAAGATATTTCTTGTGTAGGCTTAGATTATGGATTACTAGTTGATGCATGTGGACTACAGCCTACAAACCTTAAAGAGGTTCTTCAATTATTGTTAGATCAAGTAAACATCTTAACACCTTAATAAGACATGCCAAGTTGCGACGAAATAAATAAACCTACGGTAGATGATACTGCCTTAGATTGTAATGAGATTATAAGTACAAGCTGTGTTTCTACAGTTATTGCATACAATTTCTTTGGTATTGGTGTAGGAGCTACACTAACTACTGTTATTACTAAGATAATGGATAAGGTGAAAAACCTTTCAAATAAGACAATTGATTTAACTGCACTTACAACTTATGCTAATGATACAGCTGCAGGGGTTGGAGGACTTATTGCAGGAAAACCTTATGTAGATACTTTAGGGTATTTACGAATAAAATTATAATTTATGGGATGTGGATGCAATGATGTTACACCTTGCGCAGAGCAAGATTGTGGATGTAAATTTGAAGTAGATGCAGGATGTGTAAGATACACAAATGCTGACTTGTCTTGTATAGATGTTTCAAAAGGAGATTTATTAAGTACAGCATTAGCAAATATTAATGAGAAGTTTTGTAATATCGAAAATACTACATATGTAGTGTTGACAACAGAACTTGCAGGGGTTAATTGTGCTACAGGTGGTGTAAGAATACAAGTTAAAGACTCCGCTACAGATGACTTAATCTCTACAGAATATGTTTGTAATGGAGAAAGTGGTTATTTAACAGCAAAGGTGAAATTAACCACCACACAAACAAAAGCATTATTTTCTGCACCTGTAATAATAGTAGCAGCACCTGGACCAGGATATGCGATAGAACTTTTATCAGGAAGTTGTAAGTTAGATTTTGATTCGGCAGTGTACAACCATGCTAATACATCAATAGATTTAATAACTGATACAGCCACATTTCACCAGTTTAGATCTGACAGTATATTGGCATGGCCTTCTAGCACTTTTTGCACATTTTCTAAAAAGGACACTCTTGATGTACAAATTGTAGAAAATCAACCTGTAAGAATATTTAGTCCTATTGGAGATGCTACATTAGGTGACGGTATTTTTACAATTTACGTTACTTATAGAATAATAACCCTTTAAAGTATATATTTATGTGTTGTGATGATGAAGTAATACCTACACCTAGCACTCCGTGTGGATACACAGGAGCTGATATTGAATGCGTAGGAATACTTACAGGAGATGCTATTGAAGTAGTTGTTCAAAAAATAACTGATTATTTATGTGCACTTGAGTGTTGTACTAATAGTGAAGTTAGTAATATCCCCTACTATACAAATACTCCGTTAGGAATTAGAACGGTAGCAATAATACCTGCAACACCTACAGTGATTACGGGAACAACCTATACAATCCCTGTTGGAGAAGGTGGAGATTATGAGATACAGTATGTCGGGGAATATAACACACCTACTGCTGGAACACTGAATTTAAAACTTTTTAAAAACTTATCAGAGTACAGTGTAATTACAAGTAAGACAGTGACACTTCCAACAGGTCCAGCAGTAGTACCATTCATTGTATTTGCTACTAATGTAGCTCTTGTGGCTGGGGATGTACTTTCAATCAGAGGATCAGCTAATGCAAATTCATATCCACAAAATGCAGTTTTCAAAGTAACTAAGATATCATAGGAAGTAGATTTTTGTTGGTTTTATCTATTCCTATAGCCCTCCTTTTCAGGGGGGTTTTTTGTTATAGATAAAACTACACTTTTGTCTAACTTTACGGAAGTTTGTATTTTTGAGAAAAACTAATTATGTTTGATATTGATAGAACATACCATTTCAAAGAGGAGGAATTTAAAGTAAAACTATCTTCCTTACAAGAGAGACAAAGAGATGAGTTGATTCAAGAGAGTCAAAAAAACTCTTTTCTAAAATTACCAGGTGATTACTTAGTTTTGAATGTGTACTCAAAAAAAGTAGGTACAGATATAGTTCTTACACCTGACGAAGTGGTACCCACGATAGATTTATCTATTGATAGATTAATAGAATTAGAGATGTATGAACAGTGCATAGTTCTAAAAGATATAAAAGATACATTCAACATATTTTACAAAAAATGATTACAAATAATGAGTTTGTCTCAAGAGTTGTTAATAACCTAAAAGCTATTACAAAAGATGGGCATATAAGTAAAAGATTTATTCTTAAGATAGGAAAAGTAAAAGCTAAGTTTTTGATCAGTCAAAAGTTAGATGAAATGACTTTATTCAGAGAAGAAGATATAATTACTACTGTCCCTTGCGTAGAATTACAAGCTGTTACACACAAAGATTGTGATATCTTTGAGTTCAGAACTTGTGCTAGTGTAATGAAGTCTATTAAAAAACTTCCGGAAGGATTATTTGGAAAAAACGGATCAGGAATTATAAGTGTAACTAATGTGGAAGAATCTGCAAGCTACGATTATATTACGCCTACTATGTTTATTAATCTGCAAAAGAGGAAAAAGTATTCAAGAGATATAACAAGATATTTTTACATAAAGGATGGATATCTATACTTACCAAATTCAACAAACGAACTTGTAGAAGTTAGGATGATTACAATGGATACAAAAGGTGCTGAGGAAGTATCAAGCTGTATAGAATGTAATTGTAAATCTACTTGGGAGTACAACTTTATCTGCCCTGATAGATTTCTTGACTTAGTGTTACGAGATACTTTACAGGAAGTGGGGTCAATCTATAGAACCTCTATAAAGGATGAAAACCCAAATATGGATTCAAACCAAAAATCTAAAACTATTCAATAATGGGTTATACAAGAACAAATGTTATTGAGCCTGTTGCAACTATTACAGGGCAAAGAGAGTACCTTACTTTTTTGAAGTATAAAAAAACTCTAAAAAAGAAATTACAAGTAAATTCGCAAGCTCAGTTAAGGCTTATTACAAATAGCCTTTTAAAAAAGATAGGAGACGACCTTATAGAAAATGAAGGTGGTGTTATGCTTAGGAATTTAGGGTATTTTTTTGTATACCGTAGTCAGAGGAAACACGTCTTTCAAAAAGAAGAGGAAGATGGAAATACAAAAATATCCATCTATAAGAAACACGGAGGTAAGAAAGTACAATTAATATTTTACCCTTGTAGAAAGGGTGGACGACCTTTACTTGGCTGGACATTAGATAAAAACTTTACAGATGTGTTGAAGAAAAGATTAGAAGCAAAATTAGATCGAGGTGTTACATACAAAATGTATTTATACTCTTTCAAAAAATTAAACTTTATTTAAAATGTATAGCAATGTTGAGGGCATCATAGCCCAAGTAAAAAGCGACCTTAGTAAGTATGACGATGCTGGGTTAATAGATGATACATCTTTATATAGAGATATAACATTAGGATTAAAAAGATTTGGAAACGACATAATGCAACTTCAAGAAACTATGGTTGAAGTGGCTAATGGATATGCAGTTTTACCACAGTCCTTTTTCAGTTTATATGCTGCCTTCCTTTGTAATCCAGCAGGATTTACAACAGGTGTGGATGTAGAACAAGATTCCTTAATAAACTCTGTAGTTTACAGGGAACGTACAATTAATACCAAAGTTTGGGATGAATGTAATGCTTCATGTGAGAAAACCACTGAGAAAGTTATTAGAGAAAATTTGTACTACAATGGTAATAAGGTACAATTTAATTATAGCAATCCGACATTATTGACACTTGGAAAGTCTTTTGTTAAGAGTAATTGTCACAAAACTTGTAGAAATAAAATTGTTAGAGATAATCCTAACGAGATAGTTATTATAAATTATAACTTACAAGCAAATTTTAATGCAGGTCACATCTATATGCAATATTATGGACTACCTGTTGATGAAGATGGAAATATCGAGATACCTGAAACTAAGAATGGACATTTAGAGGTTTACTTGGAATACCACTTAAAGAGAAGACTTGCTGAGAGGTTGATGGGAAATAATGATGCACAAGGATTAGCAAATCTATACCAAGTGTATGAACGACAAGAAAGCATAGCTTTAAGAAACGCTTCAACGGAGTTAAAAATGTCCAAGTTAAAACCGTCCACTTTTCAGAAGATGAAGAGACTAAATCAATTAGAAAGCTTGCAATACGAAACTAATATCTAATGGGAAAACAAGCTAAAGGGATTGAGAATCCTAAAATGGGAATGAACAGAGATGCCCATGAATCAACACTTTCTGCACAAGAATATTCTTTCATGTTAAATGGTAACTACCAAGATGAACATGGAAACGGAGTGGTTATGTTGCAAAATGAGGGTTCAAATATTAAGTGTACTGGTTTTAAGACAGGGTATAAAGTAATAGGACATAAGTTTGATATAAATGGAGAAAGAACATATTTCTTTTTAGTCAACCCTACAACAAATATTTCTGAAATAGGTTACATAAATAGTTTCCACAATTATACTTCTCTGACACAAGTTGAGAGTGCATGTGAATGCAATATAACAGTTGTATTAGAAAATGGCTTAGAGAACACTACACAAACAAATACATGCTCTTATTACACACTTGTATCAGACTACTGTGAGTTAACTTCTACAGCAACTAGAGTTTTGAACTTTAATATTGATTATCCAATATTTGAGAATAATATTCACATTAAATCCGAAACAGTTGGAAAGGTTATTTATTTTACAGACAATTTAAATCCATCAAGATATATTAAGCTTGATTACTTAGACACATACACACAGGATATTGACCTTTGTACAGGAGATGTCACAGAAACTTGTCTTGATGTAGATAAGATGAGGGTTGATAAGTTATTTGAACACCCTTGTGTACAGATAGACTCAATAAAAGACGGAGGTAATTTAAAAGCGGGAATGTATGAAGTAGCTATTGCATATTCAGATGCAAGTGGAAATATCATTTCAGAGTATTTTTCCATGACAAATCCCCTTGCAATACATGACCGGAATAATAACATTCTTGACCAGACAAACCTAGACTATATAACAAATAAATCTTTTAAGGTAAATATTACAGGACTAGATTTAGATTATAGAAACTATACATTATCAGTTATTCATAGATCAGGATTAGATGGTGCAGTTGAATACTTTAAATATGGAACCTACCCAACAGATGTCAACACTATTATAGTTGCATCTCTAACAAATAGTATTAGAACAACAGTAGAAGATATAAACCAAATAAAAACTTTCTATAAGAAATCAAAAGGGTTAGCACAAAGTAATGGGTATTTATTTCATTATGGGCTAGAAACACAAAAAGAACTTAACTTACAACCTATTGCAAACCTTCTTGGAAGTTTTGCTAAGTGGGGTACTATGCAAGCAAATGAGGATTTATATATGGATGGAGCTAACATCTCCAACTTCAAGACAGCTATGCGAGATGAAGTATATCCATACTCTATAAGATTTTCAATGAAAGGTGGGTATCACACACCAAATTTTGTATTAATACCAAGACCTCCAACAGCAAGTGAATTAGAAGTTATTGATAATTTAAATTCTCAATCTATTTTAGCATATACTAGTTTATGCGAAGGTGGGGATAGAACTTTGAGGTGGCAATTTGAAAATACAGCTACGGTTGACGAAGGAGTTTGTGTAGTACCACCCTATGCAGATACAGAAACCGTTATTAGACCTGTAGAATCAAGTTGCATTGTTTATGATGGAGCTTCTATAAAAGAATTAGGAATTGTTGCAAGTGGTGTAGTATACGTAGAAACAAATCTACCTATTGCTGTATATGTAAATCAAAACATTGCTGCTATAATTGCGTCAGTTGACCCACAATGGGTTGACATACAAACTGCAATTTCAGATGCATCTACTGCTGTAGATCATTGTACACCAGATTATGGAGACAACTGTGACACTGCTGTTCTTGAAGTAGAAGAAGCTATTGCAATTGGCACAACTGCAGAAGTAGTGGTCCAAGAGGCATTTCCATTCGCTGATTATGATAGAGTGTTAGCACCTACCACTTGTAACTCTGTTTTACTTGATGGGGGTGGAGCTCCTGTTTCAGATACAGTGTTTGAAACAACTTACATGAAATCAGGTGAAATTGTTTATACTAGAGGCACACTACCTACAAATATAGCATGTACTTCTGCAATAGTTTTAACTACATGGACTAATCCACAAGTAGATGTAAAATATTACTTAGATAATAAAGGAGTTGTAGGAGCTTTGTCAGGACTACAGACAACTATTACAGCTCAAAATTATACAGACTATTCAACTAAATTACACACAAATGCATTATGGTATAAGTTTAACTTCACTGGTCCTGAAAAGGTTATTGTTGAGTTAAGCCCAATCCTTTGTAATTTTTCAGATGATAACTCTGGAACCTCTATTAGGATAAGTGTATATGATACTTGTGCATCTACAACAGATATTGCATCTTATTCAAGAGTGGTATCTGATGTAACACTAGTTGGAGACACAAATAAATTTGTAGAACTTGACCCAACAGATTTTTCGGGGACAACAGGATATATTGTAATAGATTCACCCATACGAGGTAGCGAAGAGTTTACAATAACTTTAAGTGGAACTACAGGAACTGCAAACATTCTTATTGTAGCTACAAATTACTTGGTTACATTTGCAACAGACTTAACAACAACTGCAGCTAATTTTGTTACAACACATGCAGCAGCCATACTTTCAGCACATGATATAATCGTGACATCTGCTTTAGGTGTTATCACTTTTAGGGGACCAACAAGTTTAGAGCCAGGAGTTGGTATAACAAATGTGACAGGGGATTTGGCAGGAACGAAAGCTACAGTACAAACTTACTATACATTGACTCCCCCATGTGGTTGTTTTAATATTTATCAAAGAGAACAACAAACTTTAAATAAGATAACATTTACAAATTTAAGTTTTGGTAAAAGAGAGACATACACTTCAAGCTGTACTTTCTCAATACCAAAATTAGGAAATTGTGACCCTATACCTTATAAAAAGGGAAATTTTTCATATTGGGAATCCTTAGATAAGTATACTTGTAATTCTGAATTATTTGACTCATCTTCTTTAGTGATTAACCAATCAGATATACCTGTAGGAAGGCAAACTGAATTTGAGGATAACTACGTAACAGCAGTTGGTGGAGGTGGAGCCTACACACTTAGTGCAGGAACTAATTTTATGGATACAAATATTAGACATTATAAGTATCCAGATTCTAAGATTGCACCATATATGTCTTACGAGAATGGTGTTGATCCGTCTCAAAACCCAGGTGACTTCAAGGAAAGTGTCATATATCCAATAGGGTTCAACTTAAGTGTTGATGTAATAAATGCCTTTTTAGATATTGCGGTAAATAATAATTTGCTAACATTAGAAGATAGATTAAACATAACGAAGTATGAAATTTTTAGAGGGGACAGAAGATACAATAAGTCTGTTGTAGCTAAGGGTGTTTTATTTGATATGTATGAATCAAATGGTGTACAGAAAGAATTGTATTCAAACTACCCATTAAATACTTTAGGGGGAGATCCAAGAAACGGTTCATCTCAGAATCATTTATATGGTAGCACTTCAAATAATCTATTTACATTTCATAGCCCAACTACACACTTTCATAAACCCACTCTTCCAAGTGAGTTAAGTGTAGAAGGTTATATTTTTGGAAAGGGTCAATTATCTTATGATGAAGTTAAAAACCACCCAACTTATATTTTATTAGGGAGTGATGCATATGCTTTAGCAACTAGTTTAGCTATTGCTGAAAGTTTACTAGAGGTTTTAGTGCAATCCTCTGATTGGGGAGTATTAGCAGGGTCTGGTGGAGTTTCTGCACCAGCCGCAAGTATTATTGCAGGTATAGCTATTGCAGGATATGTTATTGCAGCAATTTATAAAACTGGGCAATATCGACTGCAATGGATTCAAATTATAACGAATTTAGGAAAGCCTGAGAACTTTGCTTACTATCAGACAGCAGTTGGGTATTATAACTATTTTATTCCAAATAGTGTTACAGACAGTACCTTAAGAGGTATATCTAATACTACATACTTACGTGAAGGACTTTGGAATTTAAAAAATGAATTGACAGGTGTAAATAACCGAGTAAATAATAAGGATAGAGAAGACTCTGTTTTTATAGGCTTAGGAGCAGCACCTACATATAATATAAAGTACCCTTCTGTATACTCAAATTATGACAACTTCGATATATCAACTACCACATCTAGTAGAAGAGGCTATGGAGGTGTTGGAAGAAGTCACGGTATAGACCCTTATAGTGGCAACCCACTAATCTCAAATACAGCTTTACCGTATGTAGCATTAAAACAATACTTACCTTCTCAGTATGGACAAATAGATTCTATTTCTTGGATGAGTACAGGATTTTGTGGAGATTTATCTTCTACATCTGACTGTGATATTGCCCTTGGAGGGGACGTATTTATTTCTAGATTTGCTATAAAAAGAAAGTTTCCATTTTTTACAACAGATGCTTTTGGATTAGCACCACTGACACCTTTTGCTTATTCAAAATACTTTAATATTAACCCTGAGGATTCTACAGGTAGAAAGTACATTGATTACCAAATAAATGATACAGATAATTATGTCGCAATGTTTGTTTGGCCATCTAATAAATCTGACTATGACCTAGAGTATTTGACAGGGGATGACAAGATGTATGTAAAACCTCCTTCAAAGTTCTATCTGTATTCTTATGGATTACCACACTTCTTAGTGGAGAGTGAAATAAACTGTAATTATAGATATGGAAAAAGGGAAGACCATGAAAATTTCTACCCAAATGTAGGAGATGTAATGGAATGGACACAAGAAAAGAATGTCAGCATTAGAGAACCAAACACTTATTTTTATAATGATGTTTACTCTGCCTTACATTCAAGTGTACCCTACAGGGTGTTACCATCTAATTATAGTAAGGAGGTTTATGACAAACTTTCAAACTTACCAAATGCCGTAAGGTATAGTGGACAAGATGTTTCTGAGAATGGTCTTCTTGACCCTTGGTTAATGTATAAACCATTAGATGCATATCAGTTTCCCATAAATAATGGTACTCTTACCGAAATGGATGGAATTGAATCAGGACAAGTGCTGGCAAGATTTACTAATGGACTTTCTATTTTTGGAGCTGTAGACGTATTAAAAGATAGACTTACCCCTGAAATAAAGAATTTAGGAATAGGAGGTATATTTACAGGAAGAAGTATTAACTTTAATAACACACAACTAGGTTACGGAGGTGCACAACATAATGCAAAAGTATCTTGTGATTTCGGACACTTTTGGGCTGATGCTAAAAGAGGAAAAGTATTTAGTTTACAACCTGGGGGATCAGGATTAAAAGAAATTACAAAAGGACTAGAAAAATGGTTTAAGGAAAACCTACCATTTAAAATTCTAAGAACATTCCCAACAGTTAATGTAGATAATAACTTCAAGGGGTTAGGACTTGCAATGGGGTGGGACGACAGATTAAAAAGACTCTTTATAACTAAAAAAGATTATACAATAATCAACGAAGATTTAGCATATGAAGATGGAATAGGTTTTTATGTAGAATCACCTTGCCCAGAAGGTTATACTCTTGTTGGAAATGTGTGTACAAAAGTTACACTTACTCCAAAAGAACCTGTTGGTACACCTGTTGTAGTTGATTACGCAGGTAGTACAGCTTATGGGTTTCATCAACCAACTTTATACTCAGCTTATAATTCAAATGGTTCAGGTAACGTTGATGGAATGTCCCCTACAGGATATACATTTGAACACCTGACAGACTTATTTTGGACAGGTAACGGTGTTGTCGTAGACCGTCTGGTTAATAAATTAGCAAAATGGAGTGGATCTTTTGGTTACAATATCTGGTATGGAGCAACTAGCATTATTAATGTAGTTACACCAAAAACCTATTATGTTGTTTTAACAGCGGATAATCAGTTTAGATTTAGTGTTGATGGTGGGGTAATTTTGACATCAGACCACACCGTAATATCCCCACAACATGGATATTTATCAGGTAATGATACAACTACTTTTAAAAGAGTTCACATATACCCTATTGAGTTAACAGAAGGTTGTCACACAGTGAAGATTGAAGGTAAGAACTTCGGAAGTTTGGGTATGTTCGGTGCAGCAATATTAGATAATACAGATGTAGAGCTTAGAAATGCAACTTCTACGACAGACTTAAACTTTATCTATTCAACAGAAACTGAGAGATATTTTTATGAGGACGCTTTAACATATGAGTGCCAAGAAGGTTATGTTGATTTGACTCCAAGTAGTATTTGTGGAGATTGTAGTTTAACAGAGACTACTTATGGAATTACTTTGGTAGAATTAGGTGATCCAACTTATTTTAGAGAATGTTCTTGGACAGTGGCATATAGTCCTGTTACAGAAGGATGGGTATCTTATTATTCGTTTAAGCCTAATTACTACATAGGATACCATAATTACTTTCAAACAGGTATAAACTACTCTTCTGACTCAACTGAGTTAGGATTATGGTCGCATCTACCATTCGTTTCAAGTTACCAAGTATTTTATGGAAAACTTTATCCTTGGACAATTGATTATAGTTTACAGACAAAGTACACAGGCTCAGTTTTAAATGGTATATCTTATTACCTTGACGCAAGAAAGTATTACAGTGAGTGGGATTACACAGACGGATTTGGAATAGGATTCAATAAAGCTATTGTGTATAACAATACACAGAACTCGGGACAATTAAATCTTGTTTTCCAACAAAATAATAATTTAAGACAACAAATAGATTATCCACAATACAATCCTACGTCAGTCTCTATTCTTCAATCAGAAATCGACGGAAAATTCTCTTTTAACTATTTGTACAATTTAATTAAAAATGAGAAATCAGGATTACCAATATTTATAAATAACTGTTCTCAAACAGATAAAACTATTGATAATAGATTATTAGACTACAGAAACATGCATAGAGATAGACTTAGAGGAGATTACTTAAATGTAAGATTATCTAATGACATTGAAAGTAAGTATAAGATGATATTTAGGTTTGGAATGGACGATAGAACATTTTACGAATAATTAGAAAAAAGTGTATATATTTTAACAAGGGTAGTTTAATCACTACCTTTGTTTTTAAAACAAACTCATGGCAAAAGAGAGAGCAAAGGATGTAGCTAATAACGGAAAAGTAGACCCACTACAGTTACTAGATTTTATTATGAAGCAAGGCGTGCCAAAAAATCACGCTTTAGGTATGGTTGCTAATATAAATACAGAATCTATGGGTTTTCAACATTCTATTTATGGGGATAATGGAAATGCTGTAGGATTATTTCAACATAATGGGCCTAGAAAAGAAGCGTTATTGAAGGCTATAGGAGGAGATTTAACAGATTGGGAAGCTCAAGTCACCTTTGCATTGTCAGAACCAGACACAAAAAAATACTTAGCAAAACAGTTTGATACACCTGAAGCTGCAACAAAAGACTTTATGGTTAGTTGGGAGAGACCAAAAGACCAAAGTTCTTCTGCGATTGCAGGAAGACAAGATTGGTTAAAAGATTTTGGTAATGGTTCATTTGCAACACCAGGCTATACACAGGGGTCAACATCATCTTACATAACGCCACTTAACACAAACAATATCTCAACACCTGAACACTTACGAATAGTTAAATTAGAAGAGGATGTTGCTGCACAAAAAAGTGATTTTAACAGACGCTTAGAGGAAGAGAAACAAAAAGAGGAATTAGCACAGAAATCTAAGAATGTACAAGAACTTACGAAGGCTGAAAAGGACCACAACAATCGTGTAGCATTCCTAGAAGCATATTCAGCACCAACACCTACTGACAACACTCCAACCGATCCTAGTATAGAAAACATACCTTCAGCAATGGAGCAAGGACTTTACACACAAAATTTAGGTTTTGATGTACAGCAAGGTAATAGCCTTTTTTCAACAGGTCAAAATCCTCAGATGGGTGATGGAGGAACATTACATTCTCTATTAGATTCCAACAAGATTCAAGAATTTAGACAAAGATATTCCCAGCAAGGTGAATAGTACAAAAAGCAATCTATTTTAAGATATATAAAAAACTTCCTATATTTGACATAATTATGGACATTAAGACTTTACAAAAACTTGCACTAGGTGGTGTTATTACATCAGAGCAGTATCAACAACTTGCAGGTACACCTGGAGATCCACCCCCTATAGACGAGAGTGTTTATAAGGATAGTTTTTATCAAACTGTAGATAACAAATATAAAACTTATGATAGTTTTAGGGAAAGTATTAATACTGGAGATCCTGATAGCATAGCATTTGTAAACTCCTTTATAGCAAATAGAGAAAAAAGAATTGCAGATGGGTTTATTAAGACCTCTGGAGGTGTAGATAAGATAAAAGTGCCATCATCAGGTCTTGACCAAAGTACTTTAGAAAGATATTTATATAGACCATACCCACAGCCAACACCAAGTTTAGGTGGTGCTATGTCAAATATTACCCCTTCAATAACAGAAGGTATGAAGCCTGCAGAAGGATTATTTCCACAAGCAGTACAATGGAATATGGGAACATCTATGCCTACATTGCCTGAGACTCCTCCAAAGATTCTATCTAATCAACCTACAAGTTATGGTTCTGATTATGATGCTTATTTAAAAAATAAACAAGACACTCAAAGAACTGAAATACCAAATGGTCTATACACTGATGCAGAAATTGCACAAGGTTTGGACCAAAAAACATATGACCCAAAGACAGGTACAAGAACTGACCAACAAGGTGCAGGAGTTAATCAGGACCAAGCAAGGCTAAATGCAATGATGCGTTATATGAATCCTGGAGGAAGTGATATTTCTACAGAGATGTTTACACTTGGTAGAGGCTTAGGAGCTGAGAAAGGTACTAAAGGAAAATGGGCTGATATTATAGGTGGAGCTGGTGCAGGTTTATTTGATATAGCAAGAAACGTAGCTTCTGGAATAGGTTATTCAAAGATGAATGACTATACACAGAATTACTATGATGACTTAATGAAGGAAAAGAAATACACTAATATTTCTCAAACAGATAACACTAATAATGTTGGATACACACCATATGCAAGAGATGGTGGAACATTCTTCTTTGCCGAAGATGGTGGAGAAATGCCACAAGAAGGTGCACAACCTCAAGATCAAATGGTTCAAGTAGCTCAACAACTTGTAGAGGGATTAGGTTCTCTTGAAGCTATTGACAAATACCTAAAAGAGCAAGGTACAGACGAACAATCTTACCAAGCTATTATGCAAATTGCTGAACAGATGTTAGGAGAAAATTCTGCACCTGGTCAAGAGCAACCTGAAGCACAAGAACAACCACAAATGAAAGGTGGAGGAACTTTTACTCACAAGGTAGGAGATTTTTTGGAATTTGAGCACGATGGAAAAACACATAGTGGTAGAATATCTAAAATAGAAAACGGACAAATATTTTTATAAGATGAAAGGATTTGACATTAATCAGATAAAAATAAAGTCTGAAGATAAAAACATAGAGAGAACTTTAACAGGAGAAGTTACTAGAGGTATTCAACCTGGATCACCTATAACCCCAAATTCGGAAGTAGAAAAAAATGAATACATTAAGTATCCAGATCAATCTATTCAAAAGGTAGAAGGTAAAACTCACGAGCAAGGTGGAGTAAAGATGAAACTTCCTGACGCAACAGAAGTAATTTCTGACACACTAAAATTGAAAGCTAAAGATGTAAAATCCTTAGAGAAAGATTTTGGAATGGATTTGTCTACAAAAGACACCTTTGCAAGAGCAATTGAAAAGTATACACGAAAAATCGGGCTTACAAAAATAAATGATGAGCAAGAAGATATATTTAAACAACTTAAAAAGGAGTTGGCTAAAACAAACATAGACGATAAAACTAAAAAGATTAATAATGATTATCTATCTAAAAAGATATATGATTTAGAAGCTAAAAAAGTTCCACTTGAAGAAAAGAGAAAAGCCTTCTTCGATGCAACATTCAAAATGCAAGAGGATAATAAACCTAAAACAGAAGATCAAAACTTTAAATACGGAGGAGTTTCTTCAGAAGCTTTTGCAAAGTTAAGTAAAGAGATGGGTCTTACTGT